AGGAACCCCCGGTATTTCTACCGTTTATCCTAGAGTCCAGGTGCATTACTGCATCCTGGGGCGCTTCATCCGAATCACCCCAAACTTTACCAATTTCAATAAGATGAAAATCAAATTAAAATCGATAAAATCTAAGATAAAACGAATAAAGCGATCCGTAACTACTACGTTAAGTAGCCAGGGATTGTCCCTTGTTAACAAGGTCCGATTACTCCTGAAGTGGGTGTATGACTGTTACTATAAAGGTAATAGTGATATCACCGACTTTTATGGAATAGTAGAACCTTTCCTAGCGAGGGTGGACCGAGTCCTTACAACTAGAGGACTAGCTGAGACTATCAAGTTCATAAAACTTGTTAGGCTGAGATATGTCCAATATTTGATGGGACTCGGAACTCTGGAGGAGAAAGCCACTTTGAAATGGCTTCGTCCTAGAATGGGGAAGAGACTACTAGAGGCAGGACTCCGAGACAAACCTGATAGAAATATCAGCTTTGTGTTAAGTGTCCTTACTTTTAGTAGATCCTGGAGACTACCAGTAGTGGTGAATGTATCAGCTATAGAAGAGGTATCAGGTTGTCAATCTGATATTCCCGCTTCGTACAGGCGATATATTCCACACTTTTGGAAATTTCTAGGTTTCCCTTCCGCATCTAAGAAGAAGTTCATTCCAGAGCAAGCTCTCTTCCAAAGGTACCACTTTTCCACTAAGAGTGGTCCAAACGGGCATGCCATGTGGACAGCCATAGCAGATCTCTCTGTTATGCCTGACCGCTTGCTTGCCAGTTTGAAAACTCTAGGTGGTCCTGAATTCTCCAAGAAGTTAGAGATTCTCCGAAGGGTGTTCTTTCATCAAGAGACACCTATCTCGGAATCTTCTCCTTCATGGAAAGTTCAGACGGATATTTCATCGAGAGGCTCAATAAAAGTGGTTAGCCCTGAAGGGACCACTGGATGGGAAACTAGGTTTGAAAACCCAAGTATTCCTTCTCCAATGGATCTCTCCAGAGAGTTGCCTTTTCCTTGTAGGGGACGCCATTATCGAAAGATAATTGGGATCCCAGACAAAGAAGGGAAAACTCGGGAGATAGCAATATTTGACTATTTTAGTCAGACAGTGCTAAAACCGGTTCACCATTTCTTATTCAGCCTCCTGAAGAAAATTCCGCAAGATTGTACCTTTGACCAGGGCCGGTTC